TTACTTCCAATGGTGCCGCGATAGACGCACCTATTCTTGCAAGAAAAATAGCTGTTCTTACATTCCGACTCATATAGCAATCTTCTACAGCAATAGCGTTACAGGATAAAAGAAACGGCATGTTAGAAATAAGATTGCCTATATGTGCTGGGGTTCTAACAAGCATTGTTTTTACTTCATTTTCATAAGATATAGATACCTTAAAAAGCTTTCTCTTCTTTCTTACACATTTCTTCCATAAAGCAACAGCAACAACATCGTCATCATGTAGTATTACTGCCGCACCTGCACTTGCTGGATCAATACCAACAATAACTCTTTTATCAGAAAGGGATGTCTTCATCAATTCCACTGTCGGTAGTGCTATTGCTATTTACGAATACAGTACCATTTTCCTTTCTCTTTTTATTTATTTTAGGAAAGTAAGTTTCTGCATTTGAGATAAGTTCATCCATTTCTTCACTAACTGCAATTTCTCCATCTTCAATCATATCATGTGGTCTATAAAAAGAATCGATTTGACGGTTTTCATAACCGTTACTCTTTTTTATACTTACCACCCCATGAAAAGCAACTCCATTTGCTATGATTTTTTCAATGTCTTCTCTATCAGAAGAATCAAATGTATCGCTATGACCCATAGATATAGACCAATTTGCAACCTTCCATGACGCTGCTGGTGTTAGCCAAAAAGACTCACGATGAATTGCTCCTTCTTCTCCTTTATTTTCAAGGTCTTTAATAACAACAGAAGTAATTTCAAGAATTACTTTATCTCTTGGTTTGACATAAGAAACCCCTATAGGGGCAAATATTTTATTACCTGCTGTTAGTTTTACAGTTACCCCGCTTGTTGTTTTTTGATTTGCTTGTTGTTGTGGATCTATTTTCATTTTTACTCCTAAGTGTTATTTTGAATTTCGGTTTCTTTTCTGGTTCTTCTCTTTCTACGAACTTTTTTAGGTTGATGCTCTGCTACAACAGCTAGTTTCTCATCTTTTTCCCCATTACCTTTCTGGACAACAGAGTGATCTGGTTCTTTTTCTTCAATTTTAACGTTTGAAATAATAGAGTTAATTATTTCAGTCATATTTGGATCAATAATCTTACCATCAATAGGATGACAAGGTTTAACCATCATTCTTCTAGGCCCATGAAAATGTAAGGTTCGTTGTGTCTTTCCATCAGCTTCCTCAGAAACCAAAGCAGCAACAGCCGAGAAGTATTGCATTACCTCATTTCCTGTTTTGCGCCCCTCAAAAGAAGGTCCAATAGTAACAATTCCACCTTCTTCATTGGTGCTTTCAGAACGTAATGCAGTGCATACTATATGAAAAGGAAGGTCACGAATTGTGCGAATAAATCCCAGCATACGGTCTGCTAATTTTCCCCAATCTTGTCGCTGCATGGTTTCAGAACCACCACCATTTAAGATTCCATCTTTAATAATCTTCTGAATTTCAGTTAATGAATCAAATACAAGAGTATCGTATTCTTTGAAGTCACCATTTTTAGCCATGGTTATAAATTCATAAAGTTGTTTTGGTTCTTGAATAATGATTACATCTGCTTTTGAATTTGAATTAGCTATTGAAACCATTCCATTTGGTTCAGTAAGAACAATGAGCGGTTTTGGACTCCCAGCTACAAGCCAAGATTTACCTCTTCCAGAGTTGCCCCAAATAAGAATCTTTGCATGACCCCATCCTGTTGTTAAAGCGGTGGAAGCTTTTCTGATTTTCAAAGCCATTTTTTCTCCATTTTGTTGTAAGTGATGTTATTCGTATTCTATCCAAGACAATTTTTGTTGTCTCTTCAAAAATATATCATTAGATTTTGAATTAGCAAAGCAATTTGTTGAGAATTTACAAGAAGCATAATTTGTACAAACACTAAACCTTGGTGACTTTAAGTCCCAATCTCCCTTCGTTTCCAAATCTATATTTTCAATGCTTTTTCTTGTTTTAGATATACGAATAGCAGTTGCATAATCTTCTACTCCTATACGATCCATTTCACTTTCAGATATAAAAACTTCTTTAATTATAAAGAATCTTTCGTCTTTGCTTTTGCATAATTCATAAAAATCCTGGTAATCTTCTAAAGGTGTTCCGTGTTGTTCTAGTTCTCTTTTTAACAACCATGATGGAGGACAGCGAGAAGCTGATTTGGAAAACTTTCCAGATTTAAGGGGCTTTGGTACTTTAGATTGATTTATATCGCTACTACATATGTCCCAAATTACTCCACCAACAAATAATGGTCCTTTACCTTTAATGTGATCAAAGTCTCCATTTTTTAAATGGTAACGCAACAGATTACAGTATCCAGAAAGCTGAAGATCAAATTGAGTCTTCTTTTCATACTGTTGTGGGCTTTTTGTGGTTTTGTGATCTAAAACCCATAAAGAATTGTATTCCCTATGAAGCAGCACAACATCTATCTTACCAACTTTATAATAAGGCATTTCTATTTCGTATAATTCTGAGGTTATACAGTCAGGCGACATATCTTGTGTATATAAACTTTCAGCCGTTCTAAGTAATCTAGAGATATATTTATATCGAAAAGGCTCAATATCACTTTGATATTTTTCTCTTATTATGCCAACTTTGTCTTTAAATCCAGTTTTATTAAACATAACAGGAGCAAAGACAACTTTTTCTACGTCAATAACTTGGTAATGAGGATGAATGTATTTGAGCCAATTAGTAGCCCACCCCTCTATTGTTAAGTCTACACGTTCTCTAATTGAATCTTTAAGTTTTTGAATATCTAGAGCCGAAATCATATCGGTTTTATATTCTTCAAATACTTTGTTGACTACTTGCTCGTCAAAATTTTGACGTATCCATTCTCTAATCTCAGTTATGTCTGGAAAACTATCAGTTTCTTTAACTTTATTTAGTAAATTTTCCAATAATAGATGCCAACATGAGCCATAAGCAAAGTTTTCATTGATTCTATCTGTTGCAAAGTTTTCTACATAATCAAACGTGTAATTTCTAGTACACGGCAATGCTAGTTTTTCACTATTAGTAAAAGGTCTAACAAACCCAAGATTTTTAATCTCATCATTTAAATATCTTGCCATTATCAGTTTCGGGCTTTTTATTTCTTTATCCATGTTCTGGTTCCCTTTTGTTGATTTTTCAATTTGATGTATCCATATCATAAGCTTTATCTATATATAATCCAATTTATTTCTCATAAACGGACAAGATTTGTACAAAATATAAACTGTAGATGATTATTAATCATAATAAACAATTATTAATTATTGTAATGTAATTATATATATTATATATATTATATATATTAATTATAATTAATTAATAATCTAAAATCTTGTGGTTTCTGAAAACAATATTGATATAAGATCAATTATATGTTATATCTGTAATACAGTGTAGTGTAATTTATACAGTAACAGCAAAACCGGGAATGTAGAATGAATCAAAGTCCAGACTTTGTGGTAAGAATAGTCCGATCAGAAGATCAAAATATTGCAAACATAAAAATACTTGAAAAGATAACAGAATTCATCACGAAAAATCCGTCCTTGGCTATTTCTGGTGGATTTACAATTTCCCCAAAAGTAGGGGATTGTTCAATTTTTTTGAGTTGCATCGATTTCTTATCCCTCTTTGAAGATCTTCCATGCTCAATTAAAATAGAAAACACTTATACAAAAATCTCAGTAGAACAAAATGGAATAAAGTTTTGGACTAAGATTAGAAAAGATTTAAAACAATCAATAGTAACTAAAGAATTGTTTCAACAACACAATCAAAACAGAGGTTGATATGACTAAACAAAGGTTACCAAATAATGAAATAATCAGAAATCTGCGCGATATTTGGTTCTCAAAAGAAGGTAAAAAAAGAAATTCTGAATTAGCTGAATTAATTGATATAAATGCGAGTGCTTTATCCGCTTACTGTTCATCTAAAGAAATGAGTCCACCACGGAGATGCCCTGATTGGGTTATTTTAAAAATGTTAGAATTATTGAATATGAAGATGACTATCTCTGGAAATGAAGTGTTATTACACAACCAAGATGAAGAAGTAGCATAAGAATTATATTTCAAGTCAGAAACAATAATAGAGGTCATTATGAAAGAAGGGCTTATTTCAAAAACACCACTGCAATCCAAAAAATTCATTGCAGCTATGTCATGGAATTTTATCTGGCTAGTGTTAATTGCATATGGGATTAGAACAGGTATTGAAGTAAGCTCTTTAAACGCTATGATCTACGTTACAGGTGCATCTCAGCTTGGTTATGTTGGTGGGCAAAGTGCAGTTGATGCTTGGGTTAAAGGAGCAATAGCCAAGCACTCTTCATCAACTACAGAGGAATGATTCTATGTCTTTAGAAATGCGACCTTCTCAGATGCGTGAAGACACTCTGGAAGATGCAGACAAAAATACCAAAGTAATGACAGAGAAAAATCCTAACGAAAATAAGATTAGGTTTGATACGAATAGTTCTGAAAGAATGATTATTGATGAGACAGGAAATGTCGGTATTGGAACCGATAATCCGACCGAGAAGCTAGATGTTAATGGAATCATAAAATCTTCTGAACTAAAGACAGCCCAAATTAGCGATACAAATAGTAACAATGCAATAACCGTAGAAGACGGTGGCTACTTAAAATTCAATAAGGGAGTGAAGTCTTCAAGAGGGGTTCATATCTCTGCGACCTCTACAGGAGGTTTCTACAACAAATGGATAAAGATTGCTGAAACAACGGATGTTGGTGATCATATGGATACTGCGACTTCTGTTTTCTTGATCACGATGGTTGGTGAGTCTATCTCTAACGTTAAGTCAATGGATGGTACTTTTATTGTTCAGGTCAAGTACACAGCCAAGTCAACCACCCCGTATTATTATGCGATTGCGACGACGATTTCTGTAACTCCGCTTGGTAGTAGGAATGAATATGGGTATGCAGCAAGAGGAACACCGACCACATGGAACCCGACGAATAGTATTTTTATAACTTCAAGCGATAGTAGCTTGACTGGTGTTGTCGAGTTGTGGCTTCGTGTTCCGTTGAGGATGCAACATGTATTTGTGAGTCAAATAGCAGGTACAACATTAGCAGACACTTCGGAAACAGACCCCGCTTTTGTTATCCTGTCTGGTCAGTCCTACACATTAGGGCAATGGGCTTCTGGTACTCCGACATATATACCAGGAGACAGTGCATATGAGCCAGCAGGGTTAGGTTGGAAAGTGTTTGGAACTTGGGTTAGTACGAGGCTAAATGATATACAGGTAACGGGATCTGTAACAATTGAGAACAGTTCTGTACCGGCCTCAGCAACGGCTTCTGGAACAAAAGGAACTATCACATGGGGTGACAGCTATGTATATGTTTGTACTGATACTGATGAATGGAAGAGGGCGGCCTTAGTTACTTGGTAGATATATATTTATGGTAGGAGGTCTTCTTCCAATCTTTCTCTTTTTCATTAAATCTTTTGAAGACTCTCCTACCACCTTCTATTTGAGCGAATTATTATGGACTCTGAGAGTATTACAAGATTAGTTGACACTACAAGATTAATTGAATTGTGGATGAATAATCTATGTGAGAGAAATATAGATAGAATTGTTGAATTCTATCATAAGAACGCAATTTTGGTTCCAACTCTCAGTAAAGAAATTCGGCAAGGAACTCGTGAGATAACAGATTACTTCATAGATTTTGTTGGCAACCATCCGAATCTGTGTGGCGAAGTAATATTTGAGCTTTGCCAAGAAATAAAATCTAAAGGGATAGTTATATCAGGGATCTATAATTTTACCTGGGGTGACGATGAGCAAGAAGAATTAACGGCTCGTTTCACCTATGTTTTTACCTTAGACAATGATAGTAATTGGAAGATTTTAACTCATCATTCTTCTGCAATGCCAGAAGCCAAACCTGTGCTTGGATATTGATATGCTAAATCTTTTATTTTTATGTATGTTTCAATTCTCTTGTAGTCATCCCGTAGATCCCGTAGAGACTGTAGATCTCGTAGAGATTATATCTATTACAGAAGAAGTGCCACAGCATAAGGTATCATTCCAAAACAAGTGCAAAGAGTCAATATGGATTGGCTCTGTAGGTGGAACGGGACATACGTCCCTTGGTAATGGTGGATGGAAAATGGAAGCAGGGTCTTCTTCTTCTATGACGGTTCCACAAGGATGGTCAGGGCGTATATGGCCCAGAACCAATTGTAGTTTTAATGATAAAGGGCATTGCCCAACAGAGGGAGTAGATTGTTGTTCGTCTGGATCTTGTCTCGAATCCGATAATAAAACCTTTGGTCTTGAATGTGCTTATTCAGGTAAGCCGCCAACATCTTTAATTGAGATGACTTTCGACGCTCCTAGTGGCAATGGCCCATATGATACTTATGATGTTTCATTTGTAGATGGATGGTCTGTACCCGTATCCATGAACCCAAATCAAGGAACGTTTAATATTGACCCAGATAAAGGGCTTGAAGCTCCATGGTGCAAAGAAAATGGTTGTTTAGAAACCCTTTCTTGTCCAGAAGAGTACGCAGTTAAAGATTCGCCAAACTCTTGTTGGAGCCCATGCCAACACGCAGTAAACACTAATCAACCAAAAGAAGAGCAGTCAAGGCTATGTTGCGCTTGTACTATGGACCCACCGCCAAAAGGAGAGAAGGCATGTACTTGTCCTGATGCTTGTTGCGAAGGCGGGTTTGGATGCACACCGTATCATACCCCTTCTTATAGCGAAAGCATGACTTGCGACCCATGGAGTACCGATTCCAACAGAGGTTGGGATCGAATGGCATTAACGTATATACATAGTGTAAAGTCTTCTTGCCCAGAAGTGTACTCATGGCAATTTGACGATAAAGCAGCAACATTCCAATGCCGTAAAACTGACGGTATAGTTGATTATACTATAGAATTCTGTCCCTAATTCTATGTTCCAAAAACCGAATTATACTGCTGTGAACACCTGATAAATGTAGTGCATTTGCTAAGATCTTTTAATCTTTTTGCTCCTACATAAGTACATGTTGATCTTAAACCGCCTAGAATATCTAGAATTGTAGACTCAACTTCTCCTTTATATGGGATTCTTACAAGTCTTCCTTCACTTGCTTTATAAGCTGCGATTCCTCCATGATGAGTATTCATGGCTTTATTTGAACTCATCCCATAAAACTCTATGAATTTTTTCTTTTCATATATAGGATTTAGTATTTCTCCATCTTCACTAACAGAATAGGAATTTGTTTTATAGGCTATTTCTGTTACTTCTCCCAACCCTTCATTATGTCCCGCTAACATACCCCCTAACATTACGAAGTCTGCACCAGCAGCAAAGGCTTTAGCTACATCACCAGCGCACACACAGCCTCCATCTGCGATAATATGACCACCCAATCCGTGAGCAGCATCCGAACACTCTATTACCGCACTTAGTTGTGGAAAGCCTACTCCTGTCTTAATTCGGGTAGTACATACTGATCCTGGTCCTATTCCAACTTTTATTATATCTGCACCAGCCAGAAGTAATTCTTGTGTCATATCGGCAGTAACAACATTGCCAGCGATTATTATTATATCAGGAAAAGTCTTTCTTACGTTTTTTACAAAATCTACAAAATGTTCAGAATAACCATTTGCAATATCTAGACATACCCATTTTAAATCTAAGCATCCTATTATGTCTTTTGTTTTTTGCCATTCTGACTCTTTTGTTCCACTACTAATAGCGAGTAAGTTTTTATTTAATTCGTATTTTGAAGAAGAAGTATGACGCGAGTATGAGTCTAACCAATCATCTTTTGAATAATGTTTTACTGTACAAGTAAATATTTGATGTTGTTGAAGCGCATAGTGCATTTCAAATGTTCCTACTCCGTCCATATTTGCCGACATAATAGGAATTCCACACCAAGATTTGTTGGAATTTAAAAACTTATATTCTCGTTTTAATTCTACTTCTTTTCTTGACTTTAGTCTGCTTCTTTTAGGTCTTATTAAAACGTCTTTATAGTCTAATTTAAGATCTTCTATTATTCTCATAGATTTTGGTATCTTTGTAAATTAAGCATCCAATAGGAATTAAATCCCACTTGTTCTATAAATGGATTTCCTGTCACTAGAAACTTAACGCTTGTTTGTTGTAATGTTATTATATCTCCTTCTGTTGGTTCAAAAACCTCAGTAAAAGGAAGAAGCGCAGTAGCCTTTTCTACTGGATTAGAACCGCTTTGTGGAACTAATAGATTTTCTGATCCTCTATTCACCCTCAAAGGGTAACCAGATACAATAGATTTGGAAGAAGAAATAGAACCACCATCTGCTCCTATATATTTAGCAGTAAAAGTTCCAGCACCTATAAGCATAGAACTATCAAATAGAAATTCTGTTATAGAAGAAAATAATTTTACTCCACCAGCAACAGTATTGAGACTAATATTGATAACTTCACTTTGTGGAGTACCAGATAAAGTTCCTGTAATGGTTATTTGCCCTGTTTTTATTGCAGAAAAAATAAAATTTACTGAACAGTTAATGTCGGGAGTAGCAGTAGGAACTATTGTTATTGGTGATGCAATAGTTTCATTTTCTATTATTAGATTTGTTCTTCTTGAAATATCAACTAATGATTGGCAAAGACTTATTAGCATTTATTCCTCATCTTCCTCTTTAGTTTTAGCTGCTTCACTAGGTTTTTTGGGAATAACTAATGTTACTGGTTTTGATATTGGTATTACTTCTGATCTTACTTTTGGAATTGTAGAAGCTTTTGGAATTGTAGAAGCTTTAATATCATCATATTTTAATGGTTTCGCTACAAACACAGAGGTTTTTAGAATTGATTCTGTTATTTTAGTAGTAGAATTTATTAGTTGTGCTTTTTGAGTCGAAATAATACCAGAAGCAGTTGCTTCTGAGTGTTTAATAATAATAATTGCTTGATTTCTATGCAATGAAGCTTTTAGAGGTGAATTATGAAAATACAAATCATCTTTATTGTTTGTATAAGTAATATATTCACTGTTTTTATGTGAGTCACTTAATTCTAATCCGAATATTGGCTGGTTTTCAGAATGGTTTTTCCCAACAGTAATAACTGAAGCTGTTCTGATCTTTTCAGTTTTTTTACTATTCTCAATAACAAAAATCGCTCTAAGGCTTTCGTTTCGTGGGTTTCCAAGAATCCCATAGAACGAATCTAAATCATCAAGTGAATACAAATATATTGTTCTAGATGGTCGCATTAAAATTCCAATTTTTTAGTCTTCTGAAAATTCTTCATCTTCGATATGATAACATATTTCACTAACTATGTCTCTGGTGGCATCTACAGCAATAACTGGAAAGTCACCATGTACTTTTAAAGTAATTTTAGGTACAATTTCATCACAATTTCTTTCTAAACAGGTTTCTGCTATTACAGTAGAACTTCTGCTAACCCATCCTCCAATCTTTCCTTTTAAACCGTTAGTTATTTTGCAATTCACAAATGTAACGTCATATTTTATTTTATTTAACTCCGAAACGATTCCATTTACATGGGTGCTAAATAAAGGAATACTATATCCAGTAGAACATTCCTCTAATCCACATAAAACATATGCAATTCCAGAAGAACATCGTTTTCGTAACGAATAAAGATCTTCTATTTGTTCAGTAAGAGAAACAGACAAATCACTACAATTGTTACCTTTTATGAATCTAAAACTTAGATTTTCCGAATCATTGCAATTATGTCTTATTAGTTCTACTAAACTAACTTTGCTTAGTGGTATAGAATAAACTGCATCTGCTAATATGATTACTGCCCTCATTTTTTTTCTCATTTTTTCTATTTAGAAAACTTTATCTTTATATCGCTGTTAATTTCTTTTCCCCAATGATCCCAACCGGGTACTTTCCGTCTTGAAAATAACTCAATTTTATTTTGGTTAGGAAACATTTGATTTATTCTGTGTCTAACCACTTCTGGTTTCTGACTATGTTTTTCTCTAGGAAACTTGACTAATTGACGAATATTTCTTTTCCCTCTTGGGGTTGGTATTTTTCCTTTTTTACCAATCAAACATAATTCACATTGACTCATAGTATAAAAACCGGGATTAACTCGAACCTTATCCCATACAAATCCTACAGTAGCCCATTTGAATCCCCATGCTTTCATAAGCTCAATAGCTTGATCTAAGTGAGGACTTGTAGCCCATAAAAATAATATACAGTTCTCATCTGTTATTTCAGAAATATTTAGTTTTTTAAGCTCTTTCAATTTTAGAGTTTCATAGTGAATTAATGCTCCACCAGTATCTCTACCACCTTTTCCGTTGTGTTGTGTTTGGCCTTTGTAGTCCCACGGTGGATCTGCATATATTATTTGATATTTCATTTCCACTTATTAATTACAGAAGATTTGAGAAATTGGGTTCGTGATATATTTGTATCTAAAGTAGTTGAAAGATTTTCTGGTACAGGTGAGAAACCATCTAAATGAAGAGTTTCGTAAACGTGTCCCCTTCGTGATCTCCTTACTTTGAGCGTTATACCAGCAGAAGGAATCATTGCTCTTCTAGTATTACTTTGTTTTGCAACACCTATTAAGTGTTCTAGTGTTTCAATGTCCACTAAAAACCTAACGTCCCTTTTGCTTTCTGTTCCTCCCAAGGTGTATACTCTTAAAACCTCATCTTGTCCCGAAAGCTGTAAAGGAGTTGAATTTATTAAAACCTCCTCTAATAGAGGCGCGTTACTTTGCCATTCTTTTTTTATAGTCACGATGTTGCCGTATTTATAATAAATTCACCCAATGAATACCAGGCTCTAATCTCTTTGTTGTATCCAGTATCAGGTCTTTTTGATTCGTATACATACCCTTTAGGGTCTAAATTATCATTCCAAAGCCGTAATCCATTTAAGTTTTTATATAAAGCATCATATACAGACAGGGTTTGTGCCGATGAGGTTTTACTATAGCAATATATATTTATAAGTATTCTTTGTACCCCCATTCCATAATTAGCTTTTCCACCTTGAAGGTCCAGAATAATTAAAGGCATGGTAATAGTTCCTTGATCAAAATCATAAAAATGATCTGTTAGAACTCTTTCAGAAACTAAAGCCGTAACATCAGAAATTGATAGTATTTTTGTTCTTAGCAATGATAGAACTTCTCCAGCACTATTAGTTGTACTCATTATTTCACCTATGCTGCTTTACCAAATAAGATTTTACGGATTTCTCTTTTTACTGGCCTACTTCTGGCGACACCTCTTATTGGGTTTCGTTTAATCATTTTCTTAGACCCTGTAAAAATAGCTTCTGCCCATTTAGAACCATCTTCATAATAAATTCTTCCTATAGCCCCATCATTAGTAAATGAAGCAGGGATGAATTTCTTTTTCAGTCCTTTTGGGAAACTTCCTTTAGAACCTACTTGGTAAACATATCTTGGAGATATAACGCCTTTCTGTATATAACCATGACGTTTTGCATAGGGATGACCCATTGCTTTTAACTGATCTTTTGACCACCTTTCTAAAGTAATAGATTCTTTAACTTTTTTGAATAAATAATTTAGAGCTTTTTTTACTTTTCGATTTTCTGCTTTAAATATATAATTACCAATTTCCTTTTTCATACTCTTCGGGTTTTTCATACGAACTCTTGTAAACGCTCTAATCGACATTAGTTATTCCCAACTCACCCAAACCAAGTAATTTACTAGAAGGTAATCCTATTTGTTCAATCTTTTCTGATAAATCTTCATCCAATGTAATAGTATATCCTTCTGTGTTTATTATCGGAATTTCTATATTTAACTTCTCAAGTGTTAAGATCATTGACCTTGCTTTATCATAAAATTTATGATTTTTAGATAGTCTCATCGGAACCTGTCTTAGATAGAATAAAGCTATTCTAAGATGATTCATAGATGCTTCTTTAAATGGTAAAAAGGCTCCCGACTTTTGAGACTGTTTACATGCCTCTTCAAGACAAATGGTTCCGTTTTTTACATTTCCGTCATTTATAAATTGTAACCCTAGAGAGATCCAAGCTTTAGCATCTTTTGGATCTTCTATTAGATGATCTAGTAACAGTTCTCCGTATTTCTTTAACTTTTCACCCATCTGTTTTCCATCAAGTGAAAGACCTCTATTTATAATAACTATTTCGGAATCTCTCAGTGTAGATCGTTCTTTAGTGTTTATTAGTTTTAGTATAGCTTTCTCAAATCCTTCATGTACTAGCCCATCCATTTTCATACTTGGGTGTAGAACAAACATTCTAATAGATTCACTAGGCGAAGATTTAGGTAAGCCTGTTTTACGATCAAAATCATTAAGGATATTTTTAAAATTGAAGAAGTATCCCAAAGTATCTTCGTTTTCAGCTAGTTTTGATATTTCTTGAAATGTCTCTAAATAATCTACTGGTTCTTCGTCTGGATCAAAGAAAATAGCCCATCTCATAAGAGAATCTGGATTGTTTTCCATTAAATATTCTATTCCCTTATTTCTACAATGAGATAATCCTTTGTTATTACAAAGTAATCTATGACAAATATCAACACTGTATATTTTACATATAAAAGCAAATTCCCAAGAAGGACCAGTATTATAGACTTCTCTCCATGTTTCCTTTTTAGGTAATTCTTCTATACTATGGTTTATCCAAATTTGATCTTCAATATCCCATTTTTCAGTCCATGTGATTACTTGTTTATCACACAACATATATGTCTTATCTATCCAGTTATGAAGATCAAATAGTTGATCATCTTTATGACTAAGCATAAATAAACCAATTCCATTTTTTGGCATATAAAATCTTACAGATACTTGTCTATCTAAAATATGATTAAATCCATCTACTCCAAATAACTTAGGATCTAACTCATCTTGACTCATATAATTATTATACTTTGCTACTCTATCACCAGTTCTTATATGAGATAATTTTCTTGTCCTTAATCCAGCAACGCTTACACTAAGGTGTCCTGTTTCTGGTGCATGACTAAATCCAACACCTTCTTCTGTACCATCTACAAGTTTTTGTTGAACAGGTATACAACGGAATAATTTGTTAGAAACCATGCTTCCAAAGTTTCTGTCTGTTCTTAATAATTGTGTACTTTCCCAATGATGTAATATTCTTGTTGTGATTGTTTGAGTTTTTAAGTTTGGTGTTCTACACCACTTATGAAGCAACTCATAACTAATTCGATCTTCAATGATTTCGTCAGAATCTAAACTTAAAATCCAATCAGCGTTTAAAGAATATGCATTAGTATGACAAAGATTTGTTTCTTCTCTTGGATTTTGTTCTTTATTCCAGAATTCTACAAGCAGATCCACATTGTAATTTATATAAATATTTTCTTCATTATTAACAGGACTGTTATCTATGAATTGATTGTATTGGGTTTGACAAAAATCGAGACTGTCTTTTATCCATTTTGTAGTTAATTCTTCAATTTTTTCTTTTTCATTTTCTGAAGCTGATACCCTTAAACAGTCATTCAAATATTGAAAATCTTGTGGAATTAATTGTTGAGCTAAAGCCGAATCATATGACTGTAAACATATCGATGGATTATGAGGAACAACTATAGAAATACCATCGACATTTTTAGCTGTTCTAGCAACAGAAGATTTAAATTGGGCTATGTCGTTTATGGTTTCAAGGTCAGCACGATAACAAGCAATGATTTTTTGTTCTTTTAGAGTTTTTTCAGAATATTTTCTAATAAGATATATGTTATCTGCTATCAGATTGTCTTTATATTTTTTATCCAAAGATTTATCTAGTCTTGTATGACCTATATAACAATCCGCACAAATCACTCCGATCCAATTTTTCTCATTAGCCCTAAAAATCAAATCGTCAACTTGGCGTTCATATCCTTGTAAAGACTCATCATATAACCCTCCAATAGAGCTATCCCATACTTCTTCAAGAAAGTCCTTTTTCAATGTTAAACAGAATCCATCTAAGGATTCAGTAACAATATATGTTCCAACATTATGACGATGATATTGTGCTGAATATTTGTCAATACCTATACCACTAAGCATCTCTGCGTTGGCTACCTGTTGATTTCCTATAGCTCCATAACTAAGCGGTCCAGCAAATCCTATTTTGACTTTTTGGTTATATACCTCTTCTAATTCAAGGGGTAGTTCATCTTGTATTTGACGGTTTTTAGTGTTGATATAGTCCGATACACAAGCTCTCTCTATGTGTTTTAACCAATCTTTGGTTACGATTAAATCATCATGTGCGATTGTTAGAAATTCAGTTAAAGCATATTTTTCTTTTAAAAGATTTATTCCTACGTTTACAGCAGTAGAAAAACTTGTGTCTTTTTCAGATAAAACAAAATCAATATCTGGGCATTGTAACTTGTAAGAGGCTTCGATTGTATCCTTTAAACTTTTACACAGTTCAATAATGCGCGTGGTTTCATCTTCGTCATTAGATTTAACCAAAGATAAGATTATAATACATTTTCTATTTACAGTGAATTCTAGAAATCTAGTAAAATATTGTTCATATGTATTAAAACACGCTTTACTTGGCATTATAATCGCATGATTATATTTAGAACCATTTGTTATGTTCATTTTTTTTCCTTGATTTTTAATTTATTTTTATTTTAAATATTCTATTTGCTTCTTCATTTGTGTTTTAATTTTTAAGTTGTCTTGAATTATAAAAAGAATAGTTGATGACAGACAAACATAATTTATTGGCTATGTTTAAAATCTTTCTTTCTGTTTAATTTTTTTCAAAGTATTAAACAACAAATTGTGATATTGATGATCAATATCCCCATTTACTATTTAATAGACTTCTTCTTACCACCCCTTTTATAAGTATCCTTCTTTGTAACAGGCTTTTTTTCTGGAATTATAGAGGGTTTTTTCATTGGAACAGAAGCTTTTTTCACTGGAACAGAAGCACTTTCTTTAATGGGAGTAACCTTTTTTATAACCACCTCTACAAAATTCCATGGTTTTCCTTTTAAAAACTTAATTCTTCTATCATTAGAAGGCAAAATAACTACAGAACAATTGGCCTCTATGATAGCTGTTACAGAACCCGCGCCAGTATGGAAATGTGTTTTTTTTCCTTTTCTTATTAGTTTTACATTCATTGTATTCTCATCCCTCTAGCAAATAATCTTCTATGTTTACTTAAAATTCGTTGGGCCAATTGTGGAATTGTTGATCCCACTCCTTTTCCCATACTATATGAATAATTCCCTGCCTTCTCATTGACAAACCCAACATGACTTTGTTGGTTAAACATTGAACAACAGATCAGATGACCAGCATATACCAAATCTTTTGGAATAGTGCCAACACTAGAATATCCCGCATTGTATGTTATTACCACCGAAGCCCTCCCCGTAGGAAAGAACGACGATAAAGGAACAAGTTTTATCATTCCTAATTCATCGTTAATTTCATAATCAGTTACAGGTGTTTGAAGCTCGTTCTTTATTGTTAATCCAACTACAGAAATTACAGGAATATAAGACAAGGCTACTTCATTTAGACCATTTTGAGATATATCTATCTTTTCTGAATAAACAGTAGAAACAAAATCATCTAATCCAATTTCATCAACTAGTATCTGTTCAGAAACAGTTAAAGTTATAGTTATTGCATCATCATATCTTGTAATACCAGCAGGTATTCCAAGCATCGTTTTTACTGTATCAGAAGATAAAATAGTAGTTGTCATAATTCACCTAGTTAGATTTTTTAGGTCGCCCTCTGCGTTTAGTTGCTTTTGTTGGATTTGATGCTTTTTTCTCCACTGTAGCAGCACTTATTTCAGATGTTTTAGCTTCTTTTTTAGAGACAGAAATATAGTATCTTTCTGTCTCATCAGTCCATCCGAGTTTTTGCGCTCTTAAAAACCCATTTTCATCATTAGCAAAAATAGTTGGTGCAACAATTCCATCTATCTCTACAGCTTTAGATTTAAGCATTTCTGAATAAGTGCTTACTATCCAAGTTAGTTTTGGATCTTTATCGTATCTTCTTAAAACAAATGGCTTTTTTTGCATTTTTTCTCCTATTTTATTTTAACCTTAATATTGCTTCTAACAATAAAAAAGGGGGGTTTTACCCCCCCCACACTTTAACACATTAATTGTAGATCAGTTTTTACTATGATGCACTAAGACCTAAAAGCAATGCTCCACCAAGAGTATTAGCAAGCACTGGTGCGCCATCCCAATACATATCAAACTCATCAAATTGAGAACTTGTTTTAGCTAAAGGCATCACTGTAACAGGAGTAAGTTCAGAGAGATATGAATAGCGTGTATTAAGGATCAATAATGCAGTAGTAGCTTCTACTCCAGTACCTGAAGCACTAGAAATAGTTCCAGCACTATCAATTAATATTGTATTTGCCATCTGAGTAGAAACAATCAATGGGATTCCATCATAAGTTCTAACTCTAAATCCAGCAGCAATTTCAGTTACATTGTTGAACTGTTGCTGTGATTGAAGGGCATTATTAAGCTGTCTAATTCCAGCAAAAGACCCAACAATAACCAAGTCACTTCTCTGAGCAGATCCTTTTACCTTATCAATTGCTTCATCGAGTTTTGATAAAGTTAAATCCGTTGCATAGGTAGTCACTCCACCGTTTATCACACACTGTGAAAGATTTACATTAATTAGAGTCAAGAACCCATTAACGTTTTTACTTTCTGCACTAAAAGCGTTTCCGTTCATAATTCCGTCTTCTAGTGCATTTGCAAAATCTTCTGCTTTAGCAGACATTTCCAAAGCAAGAATATCTGCATATGAACGACCTGTTGCCTGAAGTTTCCTGGTTACCTGACCCTGAGTGAGAAGGGTTTTGAACTCAAAGGTTGCCCTATCGTATGCCCCTACTTCTGAAGTCGTCGCCTCAGTATCATTAACCCATGCTCCGCCCGTTGTTCCAGCAGTTCTTTGGTTAATAATTTCAGCTTGACCTGTTCCTGGTCTACGAGAAAGAACGGCTTGAAGACCAAACTCACGAAGAGTAAGTTGTTGAACAGTTCGATTCACAAAGGTTTGAAGCAGATCACTACCTGCATCAGTTACCGTTAATTCTGTTGCTCGTTGGAACCTTTGACGGGTAGCATCATCGGAACCAAACCAATTTTGTTTTTTAGCCATGATATAATCTCCTATAGATTTTAAAAATTATTGCCAGCCTTCGACTGGAGTTCCAAGAAGACCATCGAGAAATGCTGCCCTCAATCCTCTAGTTAAAACTTGTTTTAGTTGATGATTATTAAGAGTACTAGGCATTACTTCATCTGAATCCCGAAGCAAATGACTTTTGTTTCGTTTAAGGACAGTAGCAAGACTTTGGTTTCCTTCTTTCTCGCTACTATTGATCAAATGATCTAATTCTACTTCTGAACCGATTCCTCTAACAGTGGTTGAGGTATGTCGTCCCTTACGAAGTGGCTGATCAAGAACTCTGCTCAAAGTATCTTCTGCCCTTTCAAGTCGAGCTTTCAATTCTTCAAGTGTAGGCTCTTTAACCCCATAAGCTGCTGACACTGCTTCCGAACGTATTTCAGGTTTTTCATCAATACTTGGAATTGGAGTTAGAGTTTCTACTGGATCGTTTTTAAGTCCAGCTTTCTCCGTATTGAGTTCAGCAACTACAGATCTAGTTACCTGCTCAATAAGGGTTTTAATATCTTCGGCTTTCATCTTATTACTCCTAGTATCGGAATCAGGTTGTATATCAATTGAACTATTGTTTAATTCAGTGGTTCTGTCAAGTTTTGCAACAGGATCTTGTTCTAGCTTTTCAGAAAGCTCAACAAGATCAGGAACAAATTTGCCAAATTTAGTATAATACTTCTTTAACGTTTCATAAACTTTTCGACGATCATTGTCTGGTATGTCAACCCCACCCCTTGATCCATTAAGTGCTGCCATCGCTGCATAAACACCTTTAAGAACTACCATTAATTCATTATTTATCATTCGAGCGATTGGTAATTTATAGGCTGACTTTGTTTCTGAATCAGCACCCTTAACCATATATACATGTGCATCTCTGTAACGATCCCAATTGTCTAGACCTTTACCAAGAACTTCATCCTGTGTAGTAGTATCAAATGTCCAAGGAACATCTTCTGCTGCTAAAGGTAAATCACCGTGGAATGGAAGTGCTGTTCTAGATTTCAGTTCATCTTCTACTAAATCTTCAACGTCTTCTTCTTCGTCTTTTTCTAAAGCTTCTATATGGTCTTCATCATCAGCAATAGCACCTTCTTCGTGATCTTCCTTTTCTTCTGTGTCTTCATCGTTAAGATCAAGTTTTAGCTCTTTTTCTTTATCTGCATATTCTTTAAGATCTGACTTCATTTTATGAAACTCTGCTACCATTTCTTCCATTTTGTTTTTCATGGATTCATGTTCTTCTTTCATGGCTTCATATTCAAGTTTAAATGGAACTGCCGATTGGTCTGCTTCTGCATCACCGGTTGCTTCTATTTCTTTTCCAATAGCCGCAACAAGTAAAGGAGTAGTATCAATTATAGCAGTCGCCCCGCGATTTTCTTCAACAATAGTTGTTTCCGTAATGATGTTAGTGTCACCTAAAATTTCTTCTGTATTTTCGGTTTTGAGGTCCATTGCGTTTCTCCTATCTAAAAATGATTGAATTGAACTTCTAATTCCCATCACAGATAAACCACCGCTATCTGGGTTTGCTGGTGCCCTAGTTATAGCTATATGATCTAAGACAACATCTTCCACTATAACTCTTTTTATTTCACCCTCTTTATCTTCTTCAACTCGCACATTTTCAAACCATCCACCAATAGATTGACCAATTGGTTCACCTCTTGACAATCTTTTAATTAATGCTTGTGTTCTTGTGTCATCTACATACAATCTGCTTTCTACTTTAAGAACAAATCCTTTTCGGTTTACAATAGAGGGTTCGGCTATGTCCGATTCTGTAACTTCTGCATCATACGTTCTTCCGATGACTTCATCCCATTCAGCTAACCCTGATCCTGTTAAGCTTTCATGCCTTGGCAGAATTACGATTCCTTTTTTAATTTGGGATGCCATTTCCTTTAGAGCTTTAAAACTCATTTCGGTTCCGTAATGGTCTACACTGGTACTACTAGCTATTCCTGTAATGGTTATATATTCTTTGTTTTCTTCTGTGTCTGTTTTTTTAGATAAAGGTATTACCTGTGCAACACTCATGTTAAAGCGTTGTTTCTCTACAGAAGAAAGCTGATAAATCTTTGATCCATTTTCCTCTTGGGAAACACCCTTAACAACACAGTCGAAATTTTTTGTATTGTTCATTTATGCCTCAACCCAGAGCTTCAATAAATCTAACAAATTCATAATAATTATACTAACCCACGAAAACAATTTACACAATCCCCAACTTCTGCTGTTGGTTTTATGAACTCTAGTATAGTAACAAAGAATTACAGTTATAGTATAAAGAATTATAAAATTATTCAAATCTTAAATTTTGGTTCCAAATGAAATTAGCTTCAAATTTATTAAATCTTGACTCTTTCAAAAAACAACAAGGAACATGGGGAATAGAATCCAGAAAAAGAAAAGGATTGCATTATAGTTCTAGTTATTTTGGAGGTTCTAGTGTTGGAGTAGGGCTAAATCGCTATAGTGATCGACTTTTATCGGATTCTGACTTATGGGTAGTATATAAAAGATGTGCTGATGTTAGAGCATGTATAGACTCTATTGTTAGAAGAGTAGCCACATTTGATTGGTTAGTAATTCCCAAAGTCAGTCCACAAAATCCAGAGTATGAAGAGCTTCAAAAAATAGCACATAGTGTAAATAATTTCTTTTTAAACCCAAACAGAAATGGTGACACTTGGCAAGAAATAATGACTTCTATGCTAACGGATTGTTTAGTTTTTGATGCAGGGGTTTTAGAGCTTGCATATGATCGTAGAGGAAATCTACAAGAATTAATTCCACTTCGTGGTTGTACTATCTCTCCAGTTATTGATGAATTTGGAAGGCTTTTACATTATGATCAAAATATTTTTGAAGAAGGAACATATTTCTCGACCCCATCAAATAGCACTGGAGAAGAACAAAAGTTTAAAGCCAAACAAATAATGTATTTATCATTATTTAAGAACACAGCATTGCCATCAGGCAACCCTTTAATTGAATCGCTTGTCAATCAAGTAATAGCGTTAATGAGGGCGACTGAACACGCTATGTTAAATCTTGATGCCGATGAGGTTCCTCCCGGTATTTTAATATTAGCTGGAATTGCTGGAAAAGCAGCAGAAGAGGCTAAAGCCGATTTGCAACGCCTAAAAGGACAAGATCATAAAGTAAGAGTAATGACCACCCCCGATCCAACTGGTATAGGTGCAAAGTGGCTTGAATTGCGAAGAACCCCCAAAGACATTCAAATGCACGAAATAATTCAAGATATTAGGCGAGTTATTTATCGCGTATTTGGGGTTATGCCTGTTGAAATGGGAATGACACAAGGCATCCCCAAAGCTACCGCTACTGTTCAAATGGACGTTGCTGCTTCTCATCTTGTAACTCCTATACTGGAATTAATTCAAGCTAAAATCAATGCTCAAATTATACCTGCAATTGTAAAAAGCAGAGAAGTTGCTCGTCTTATTGAATTTAAATTTGATAGAGAATCTAGATTATCAACTCAAGAACAACTTCATCTTTCAAGCACATATCGTAACTATGTCACACAGGGAATAATGACACGAAACGAAATACGGGAAGGTCTTGGTCTTCTTCCAATTATAGGTGGCGATGTTCCAACAGTTGAAGTAGCGGGAATGCCACAAGCTCTTGCTGAAATAATACAAGGTCACGAAGTTAGCAAAGCCCCTAAAGATGAAGTAAAAATAGAGATAGATCAAGTGTTAGAAGAGTTAGAAGAGGAGGTACCTCCACCTTTATTTGGTAATGAAGAAATAAAACAACCGATTACTTTAGAAAGTAGAAGTGAGGATGAACTAGAAAATTTAGATATAGCATTACCAGAAACAATTAATAATGTAGAAATCACAGTTATAGATCATAAATTTGCATTTGATGGAAATGTAATTGATAAAATTGTTCTAGTAAAAGGATTTACTTATATTCTTAATCAAAATGATATTAGTAATTCGGATCATTCTTTTCGGTTTAGTGAAACCTATGATGGAATTCATGCAAATGGAAAAGAATATAAGAAAGGAATTAAATATTACGGAAAAGCAGGTGAAGATGGTGCATATGTTGAAATGATTACCGATAATACAACACCTGATAAACTATATTTCTACTGTGAACATTTACAAGGCATGGGTGGACTAATTGATTTCTCAGGAGAACTAATAGATACCGAAGATATTCCTGAGTAATGATTATTTCTTAACAAGATTGTTTTCAACCCATTCAATTCTTCTTTTGATTATTGAATAGTACAATTCGTTTTGTTCTATACCAATAACATTGTAGTCTTGTAATACAGCGGCAATAGCAGTAGTTCCACTACCCATGAAAGGATCTAATACCGTTCCACCTTCTGCTGTTATAAGCCTTATACACCATTTAATTAACTTTAAAGGCTTCACAGTTGGGTGTGGATTCTGATCCATTCCTTCTGTTAATTCTAGACCTAAATTCTTCTCTTTTCTAGACGCTTTTTTACAATGATAAATATTACCTGCCCACCTACCCCCTTTAGGTTTATAAGAACTTAAATCAACTCTTTTTCTTCTTGAAGAATTAATTAAACAAGAACCTTTAGTAAAATTGGTTAAAGTCGGTTTATCCCATTGTCCAGAATGATCGTGTTGTGGTCCGACCCAACAGGGATCTCCATAAGCAAATCTAGTAGCACCAATATTCATAGCTCCTGTTCTACTTTTCAAAAGTTGTTCAGCTACAGTTTTTTCTTGTAGTGGTTTCTGTGCTAAGACTGCTGGTTCAAAACATGGTTTTAAAGCTGTTGACCAACCTTCTAATCGTGCATCAATCTTACCGTAGTGTTGTGATTTTGGTACACCACTAAAATAAAGCCAGTTAATGCAATCCTTTATGTTGAATTTTGCGTCTTCGATTCCGCAAACCATTCTATGATATGTTCTAGGTGAAGAAAATGAAATCATATATCCACCGGGACGAAGAACTCTAAAACATTCTTTTGCCCACACTCTACACCACATTGAAAATTGAGCATTAGAGCCAAAGTTGTCCCATTTGGACTTATCCATTTCTAAATTGTAAGGTGGATCTGTTACTACTGAATGGATTGAATTTGAAGGTATTTTCTTCATTTCCTCAATACAATCACCAAGAAATAGTTGCAATTTACTCACTATAATTCTTCGTTATAATTTGCAGATATAAACTTATCTAAATTTGATTTTATTGATTCTGGCAATTCTTCTATAGAATATGGAACCGCTTTAGGAATCTGCCATTCAAAACCTACAGCTTGTTCTAAATTTGTGTTGTTTTTTGTTGGATGCCAAGTGACCCACTTTTCTTCAAACCAATTTGGATTTGCTGCTGTATCATTAATTTTTGAAGCAATTCCTAAACTAATCACATGTTTCCAAAAATTTGTTTTATATGACCAAGCAAATCCTAAATTGTGTGTTCTTGCCGACAATCTATTTAATGGGTATTGGCTAGAGTTACAGTGCATATGTGTACTTGGCAACAACCCTATTTTTTCAGTATTCCAGAACATGCTACACAATCTAAATCTTGGGTTTTTAAGGGATCTAATTTTATATTTAGAGAAGAATTCCGATATAGATATTCCCATTTTGTCTATATGTTCTTTTAAATCAGGCAATGGAGGATCACATAATTGTGGAACACAGTGATTAAATCCCTTCCATACCTCCCATTGTTCAGTAGTCGCTTGTGAGTATTCCCTTTCAATAAACTCATCTAATGCCATCTCTATTTGATCTTTTCTAAAAACATGGTCAACTTCCATCATTATCAAAATATCTGAACTGCCATATTTTGGTACAATTATATTGTTATACATAATTGTAAATTGATTATTATTGGTGCTGAAATATTGTTTAATTAAAACTATTTTTTCTTCTTTTAAATCAGTAATCTTATCTACTATATTATCTATCTTTTTTGGTATCTTATATATTTCATTATTGTACTCAACACTATGAATTTTCCCGAACGCTCTATCGGTCCAAAAAACAAATATTTTATCAGCGTATGGGAGTATGGATTTTAAAGACTCTTCAATGAAATCATCACCATAAAAAGCCCTATAAACCACATATATTTTTTTCCCTTTATACATTTATATTTCCCTTTTTTATTTAGTCAATATGTATTTAGACTAAAAAACCCATTCCCCTTTGGATAATGACTCCAGTTTTCCTTTATGCCTTTTACTTGGTGTTTTGCTTCGCATACCCGAAACCCGTTCCTAATAAACAACGATAGCCACCAGTGCATATCTTCTCTTATTATATGCGTTACATCCCCCTCGTACTCTGTAACAACATACTGTTGATTTAAAGCAAGTGGAACCACAACAAATAAAGCATTACAGTATCTTGAAAGAACAGAAACAATTGACTCTATTTCAGAGTATTCAATATGTTCAAATACATCTTTTGAAATAATAAAATCAAATTTATCTTTTCCTGAATACGACAAGATTTTTTCTATAGACTCATATCCTGAAAACATAATTATTTTATTTCTTATATCGGATGGGCTTTTAGATATTGCGTATTGGCTTATATCTGTTCCGAAACAATTGTATCCCAAGTCA